GCGACGTCTATGCCGAGGCCAAGGGCAACGGCTTTGACGTCAAGGCGCTGCGCACCATCGTGCGCCTGCGCAAGCAGGACGCCAACGAGCGCGAGGAAGCCGAAACCATCCTCGAAACCTACATGCAGGCGCTCGGGATGCTGCCGCTGTTCGAGGCCGGCAAATGACCGAAATCGTCTTCGATCTGCCGGTCCCACCGTCCGTCAATCGCATCTGGCGCGCCAATCGCGCGGGTCCAAAGCGCGTGTCGATAAGCCCGGAATATGACCGGTGGAAGAAGAATGCCGACGCGCTGGCGATGTCGCTTGGCGCCTTCAAAGGCGTCCGCATGATCGTCGGCAAGTTTGAAGCCGATATCGTCGTCAAGCGTTGCCAAGGTGACCTCGACAACCGCGTCAAGGGCCTGCTCGATTGGGCGCAAAGCCGCAACATCATCCTCGACGACAAGCATTGCGAGCGCCTGACCATCGAGTGGGGTGATGCGCCGCACGGTTGCCGGCTGACGCTGAGGGCGCTGGCATGACGGACCTCATGCAGCACATCCCGGTCGGATCGCAGAACGCGAAGCCATATCGGGCGATCTGGAAGTCATTCGGCATGTACGGACCGACATACGTCTCGCGTCAACTCCACGAGATGGCAGAGGCCGGGCTGGTAAAGCGCCGCAAGCAGCAGCTCAGATGCTCCAATAATTTCGCTTGGCTGTATTGGAGGGAGGCGTGAAGCAGAACACCGCAACCGTCGCGCACCTCGCCAGCCGGCCGATCGTGTACCGCGTGCAGCTTGCGCGCGATCTCGCCGTGGCTCTCGAACGGTATGCCGCCCAACAGGACCAGAAGCCCGAGACGATCATCGCCGAGGCGCTGCGCCCATACCTGGGGGTGGATGCATGAACACCTTCAGCGTCAAGAATTTCGAGAAATTCCAGCACTACAAGGATCGGTCACCGCCGTGGATCAAGCTCTATAACGAACTTCTCGACGACTACGATTTTGGGCTGCTGCCGGACGCCACGAAGCTGCACCTTGTTGCTATCTGGTTGCTAGCAAGTCGCTCCGAAAACAAAATCCCCTATGACCCAACATGGGTAGCAAGGCGCATCAACGCCAATTCGAAGGTTGATTTAGACCTTTTGGCTCAGCGTGGATTTATCGTTGTAGATCAACAGCTACACAAAGCGGAGCAACTTGCTAGCACACCGCTACCAAAGCGCTTGTCTAGAGAGAGAGAAGAGACAGAGGAGAGTAGAGCAGAGGGAGAGAAGAAATCTCCGCTGCGCGTCGATGATTGGCCTGACGATCATGGCGATCAATTCTGGGCAGCTTACCCACGCAAGACCGAAAAACTTTCAGCGATGAAGAAACTCGTGACGCTGCGCAAGTCGGGCATCGTCACGTTTGCCGACCTGATGGCGGGTGCGAAGCGATACGCCGCCGCCGTCACCAACAGCGATCCGAAATATATCAAACAACCCACCACATGGCTGAACGCCGGGTGCTGGGCCGATGAAATTCAACCCGGAGGCGGTAATGGCAACGGAACTGGAAATCAAAGCAAAACTGGACACTCTGCGTTCCTTGCCGCCGCGTCTCGAAAAGCTGAGCAACTCGCTGGGAACGGTGAACTGGCCGGGGCAAGCCACGCGGCTGAATTTTCCTCTGGGAATGGAATTGACCGAGGAGGAACGGGAGCAATCGACATCACTCCTCAAAGAGATTCGGGCGGTGATCGAGGGGACCAACCTGGATTCCATCGCATCCTCGAAGGCGAAATTGTCGCTTGTGACCAAGATGGCGATGGGTTCGCCAATGGCGGCCAACACCACTGAGGAGCAGAGCTCGGCGCGGCTCGACCTGTATCTCGATGCACTCGATGACGTCCCGCCGTGGTCGATCGCGAAGGCGATCAAGCGCTGGAACAAGGGCGAATGCGAAGGAATCGGCATGGGCGTGATGAACTACAATTTTCCGCCTTCGCCGGCCGTGCTGCGGAAACTCTGCAAGCTCGAATTGTCGCCTCTCGAAGTGCAGGTGGCGAAGTTAAAACGCATCCTCGCTGCCGTGCCAATTGAACGCGCAATGGATCCCGCTCCGATGAAGGCTGAAGTTCTGAGAATTGACGGACAGCGCGGCCAGCACGTTGAAATCCCGCTGAAGAAAATCGCATGAACGCCACAGACACACGGGATCGCGTTGTCGAGGGCTTCAAGGAGCTTTCTGCGCTGCTGCGCGCGGACACCGAGGCAGACCCGAAGAAGATCGAGGACGCGAACCAGACCGCGCGCAAGGCCGCTGTGGAGCGCGTGCGGTGGGAATACGCGATCGCTGGCATCGAGCAGCCGCATGAACTGGCGCTCAGCATCACGGCCCGCCGAGAGCTTGGCTATCCGATTCCACAACCCGAGCAGGAGCAGGTGGCATGAACAAGGAGCGTGACGAGAAGATCATCAAGCTGGCGGCCGAGAAGCACGCTTATTCGGCCATTGCTGAACGGCTTGGCATGAGCCGGAGCGCGGTGTCCGGCGTGATGTTCCGGCACAAGCACCCAGAGGTGAAGCGCGGCCGGGCGGTGGTGAAGGAGGATGCGGCGTGATGGATCGTGCACCAGAGATCAATGCAGGGTGGCGCAAGCAGATGACGAGCTTCCTGATCTGGATTAGGGAGCGTGGCCACCGTCGCCATTGGCTGATCTTCGGACACACGGCCATTCCGATTGGGCTATTCGTTCCACCACCTGCGCACAACAACGACAACGAACGAAACTCAGCAGCATGACCACACCGATCCGCTCCATGGACGAATTGATCGCGGCGCTGCGGGCTCGACTGGTGGAGTTGCAACTCACGCATTCGACCGTGGACGGCATTGCGGGGCTGCAGGATGGCTATACGAGCAAGCTGTTGGCACCGAAGCCGATCAAGAACCTGGGGCCGATCTCGTTTCAGGCGCTGCTCGGTGCGCTCGGTGTCGCCGTGGTGGTGGTTGAGGACCCGGAACAGGTCAAGCGCGTGGAAGGACGGTGGACGAAGCGGGAAAGGCCGCTGCGAACCCCGAAACTTTTGCCGCCGCTTAGCACGCCGCTTAGCATCGAAAATCAAGTGCCTGCTGAAATCGTAATAACGCCTGAACTGCAACGCAAACTGAGGGATTCGGAATTCATGAAATCGATAGGTAAATTGGGTGGCAAACGTCGTCTCAAGTCGATGGGAAAGCGCGCTCGGCAACGTGCGGCTGCTCATGCGGCGCGGATTCGGTGGCAGAAGGAAAATCGCGCATGAGCGATTCGAACGACGAAAAAGTTCTTACATTTGCCGAATGGTGCGCGATCAATTCATTTTCGAGGGCGACCGGCCAGAGGATCATCGCAGCAGGCGGCGGTCCGAATTTTCTCAAACTGTCTGAACGCCGAAAGGGTGTCACGGTTGGCGAAAATAGACGCTGGCAGGAGAGTAGGACGTCTCATTCGAGTAAAAAAGCGATCGATGAATCGCACATTCTCGATAATGCGGAGGAAACGCAGAAGCACATATTGACGTCGATATCTCAGCATTTGCAGGACATCACGGATCAAAATTCGAGAATTGCCGACGCTCTGCAGGGGATTGAAAGTTTGCTTCATGGCGTTGTTGGTCCTTCCGACTGGAAGGCTGGCAAGCCTGGTTTTGTGAGAACCCTTGCTCTGGTGGATTAATCACGATGATTTTGACATTCCCTGCCGTTGCGAAGGGTGTATGGCTGTCCTACGATCAGGTACCGACCGCGATTAGGCGTCGGCATCAGATCGCAAATAGGTGTCATGTGGCGTCACGGTTTCAGATTGAGTGCGATGGCTGCGGTATCGTCATGCCAGACGACAACATGAAGGGCTGGGCTTCGGCTGAAATTGTGACATCGAAGACGTCGTTGACCAATAATCCTGACCGAGAGTCAGATCACAAGGACTTCTGCCCGGATTGCTGGAAGGCGATGCGTGTCATCGCGCGCGAACGGTCTTCGAAACAGGCTTGATTCCCAAGGCAACGCCCATAAAGAACAGACGCCGGAATGCCTCTGGACGTGACATGGGCACGTCCTGCTGGGCAATCCACGCATCTAATTTCGATAATAGATCGGGATGAACGCGCATCATCACAGGTATCCCTGCGCCCTTGCCAGAACCTAATGGTCTTCCGCGCTTTGCCATGTAGGGATTCTACACGATCGCCTTGGGTATTCAAATTCAGGGATACCGAGGTAGCGGGCGAGTCGGAATATCGAACCGGTGGCCTTCCTATTGGCTCCGATTCCGGCGATTGAACTCGGAAATGGCCTTTTCCGTCTGTTTGCGCAGTTCCGCCTTCGACAGGCGCTTGACCGGCATGTCGTCCAGATCGGTCATGGCCTTGGCTCGCAGCCGACCGATCCGATCAAGCCGACGAACACCGATGTCGATGTGCTCGCGTCGCAGCCATTTCGTAATCGCCTGGCGCGACGCATCGCAGATCAGTTCAGCCTCCCGAACCGACACCAGTTCGCCACGCTTGAACAGCGCCACGATGTACGAGCGGAGAGGGTGACGACGCGCTGGCATGGTTGCCACAAGGTGTAAACGTTCATATTCGCGCCGCAACGTACTGACGACCGCACCACCCTGATGAGCATCACCGCTCGCATCAATCCAATCAACAACATAGCCACGGTGCGTTGTGACTTCGGCATCACCGAGCGCATCGTCTCGCGCGTTGGCCCCGCGTGCGCCTGCTTCCTTCCACAGCGAGTACTGCGAGCGAGGACCACGACGAAGGCGAATAGCCGAGGATGTGCTATCATCCGTCTCAATGTCATTGAGGAAGCCGAGATGAATGACTGGACGCCAACCCGCATCTATTTCCCGAATGATGAAGTCATGGCGAAATGCCCACGCAGCCGACTTGCCATCTGGCTGGATCGCATTCGACACTTCCGATGGAATGTCCCAACGCATGAGGCTGTGCTGTATCAATGCACAAGTGAGGGAATGACCTCGTTGCGGCATCATGCGCGATAACGCAGTTGCGTGTCATTCGCATGTACGAATGGCCTGATGCAGGTGTTCATCATCACCCATCATGAACGCATCGTAGTATTACCAATGACTTAGCGGCGAAACGTCAGTCATGCGGTATGACGGGTGCGCATGAAACGTCGATGAAATGCAGCAATACCAGGGCTCGGCGCCATCAAAAGACCGGGGTGGGGTGGGGGTGGCCGGCAAATCAAAACCACGCGGTATATTACAACTGCCCCTTCTCGCACGCGCCTTTCTGCCAGAATTCGGATCGGCCTTCTGAAATTTTGGGCGGCCTGTTTTGGAAAGTTCGGGTGCGTTGTCCGATAGGTCCGGTTTCGTAATTTGTTAGCATGAACGATGCGACCGGCACTCCGACCATTCCTGACCCTGATGTGAGCGGCCTCGGGCCCGCGATGCTGGCGTTAAATCCGGCACAGCGACGGTTTGCGCTGGCGGCTGTAACGTATCCGCTAGCGAAGGACTTCCAGATCGCGAAGGCGGCGGGATATTCGGATCGCAGCCACGGCGCGTTGCGGGTGACGGCGCATCGGCTGTTTCACGACGAGGGCGTGCTGGCCGCGATCAAGGAATGCGCGGACAAGGAAATTCGCGGATCGGCGATGCTCGGTATCGCGACCATCAAGAAAATCGTCCGCAACGATTTGCACAAGGACCAACTCAAGGCCGCACAGACGCTGGTGGGGCTCGCGGGCTTCACGGTCGAGCAGAACATCAACGTGAACCAGACCGTCCGCGATCAGTCGGGCAAGGCGATCATGGAGGAGATCAAGCGGCTTGCTGACAAGCTCGGCGTGCCGATGAACGCATTGCTCGGCGGACCGGCTGCGCCGGTGATCGAGGGCGAGTTCTCCGAGGCAAAGACATGACCGCTGTCTGCCCGATCATCGTTTGCAAGTTTCCCGGGTGCCACTGGCGCGGCCGGTTGCCGAGCGGACGAACTCCGCGCTGCCCATGGTGCCAGCGATTGATCTGCGAATGACCGAGCCCGCACCAGACCTCAAGGAAATCCTCGCCGGGCTGCAGGCGCTCGACTATCGCCGGACCTATCAGCAGTTCTACGATTTCAAGCCGTACCCAAAGCAGCAGGACTTTCTCGACCTCGGCGCGAAGGTGCGCGAGCGGCTGCTGATCGCGGGCAACCAGAACGGCAAGACGCACATCGGTGCCTATGAGGCGGCGTGCCATCTGACCGGAATTTACCCTGCGAACTGGAAGGGCCGGCGGTGGGATCGGCCGACGAAAGGCTGGATCGCCGGTGAGACGTCTCTGGTGGTGCGCGACGTGCAGCAGAAAAAGCTATGCGGTGAGCCGGGCGTGGAGGAAGCGTTCGGCACCGGGATGATCCCGAAGGAGCTTTTTGTCGACAAACCGTCGCTCGCGCGCGGCGTCACAGACGCCTATGACACGATCCAGGTCCGGCATGCGTCCGGCGGCATCTCGGTGGCCCGCTTTAAATCCTACGAGCAGGGCCGGACGAAGTTTCAGGGCGAAAGCATCGACTGGGGCTGGGCGGACGAAGAACCGCCGGAGGATGTCTACGCCGAGTTTCTGACGCGCACGGTCGCCACCGGCGGCATGGTGTGGGTGACGTTCACCCCGCTGAAAGGCCGCTCGGCGGTGGTGCTGCGGTTCCTGGACGAACCATCGCCGGACCGCGGCGTGGTCAGTATGACCATCGAGGATGCGCTGCACATCTCGCCGGAGGAGCGGACGAAGATCATCGCCGCCTTCCTGCCCCATGAGCGGGAGGCGCGCGCGCGTGGTGTGCCGACGCTCGGCGAGGGCCGCATTTTCATGGCGCCGGAGGAAACGATCCTCGAATCACCGATCGAATACATCCCCGCCTACTGGACGAAAATATGGGGCGTGGACTTCGGCATCGGCCATCCGTTCGCAGCTGTGCTGCTCCTGTGGGACCGCGACAATGACGTGATTCACGTTCACCATTGCATCCGCATCGCCGATGCCTTGCCGATCCAGCACGCGGCCGCCATGAAGCCTATCGGTGCCGCCGTCCCGGTGGCATGGCCACTCGACGGCACGAACCGCCGCGACGACGGCAAGCCGTTGTCGGACCACTACAAACGCAACGGCCTGCTGATGCTTGCCGGGCACGCCACATGGCCGGACGGCAGCGTGTCGACCGAGGCCGGCGTCCTGGAAATGGACGAGCGCGAGCGTTCCGGCCGACTGAAAGTCGCCGCGCACCTGTCGGATTACCTTGAGGAGCGGCGGTTCTATCACCGCAAGGACGGCAAGATCGTCAAGATCAAGGACGACCTGATGTCGGCCTGCCGCATCGCGATCATGCAGAAGCGATCGAGCAAGGCCGTGGCGCTCGGCGGCGGGGCCGCGCAGCGATATTCCGGCGAGGTGGAAAGCCTCGCAACGGGCCTGGATTTCGACGTTTTCTCCGGCACCTGACGGCGGGTGCGTTGCCGCTTCCGTGCGGCGGCGCATGTTCCGGTCATCAACATGACCGGAGTTTTCCCATGTCAGACGAAACCCATTCCGACACCGCCGCGAACACCGCCCCCGAAGTCGAAGCTGTGCATACCGACGCGCCGGCCGAAACGCTGACTGCCGCAGAGCGCATCCGTGAATTCGAAGACCGCGAACTCGGCGAGGATGCTGTGCGCATCAATGGCCGCGTCGAGCGTGGTTTCGGTTCGAAGTTCATGACCCTCTCGAACGAAAAGCACGCGCACTACCTCAAGCTCGAAAAGCTGGCTGAGGCCGAACAGGTCCTCGCTGATGCCAAGGCCAATCTGGTCAACGCCGAGAACGCCTACAATGACGCGCTCGCCGCCGTGGATGCGCCCGAGGCGCCCCATGCCGGCGAATAGCATCGGCTTTCCGTCTGCAAGCGATGCCCTCGGGCTCGGCGATGCGCTGAGCCAGCAGGTGTCCGAGGAGACGGAGGAGCAGCGCAAAAGGCGGCTCGGCCAAATCCAGCAGCAACAGCAGCTTGGTGAGGCCGGGTCCTATGCCGTGACGTCGTTGTTCGGTCCAACCGGAGGCGCGCCGCGTGCTGGACTCTGAGCGATTTGAGAACTCGCTTGCTTTCGATCTTCGCGGAAGCTGGCAAGCCCGCGCGCTGAAGGAAGCGAAGGGGCAGACGGCGATGGTTCTGCTGTCCGTTCTTTCGCACACCTACGACGCCGCGCTCATCGTGATCCTGCCGCTTGTGTTCCCCGGATACATCGAGCCGTCCCTGCCGTGCCTTGCAAGCGCTGCGAAGGTTGCAAAGACCGGCGCCGTCGTCGCCGACGTGATCCGCAAGGACCACCACGTCGTCAAGGAGGCTGTGATCTATCAGTCCGAGAAGGCCATGCAGGACGATTTCCGCCGTCTCGCGGATCGCCTGCAACTGAACGACGAAGACCGCATCGAGATGTTCAAGTGCGTGCAGCGCTGGGTGGTCGCCGACCGCCGGCTTGACCCGACTTTTGACCCGAAAGACCCGGATGCCAAGCGCCTCACCATCAACTGACAAGACCAAGGATGCCCCGACCGCCACCGGTGGCCGCGAGATGTCGCAGCGCGAGGAGAAGATCGTCGCCGATTGCCTTCGCGAATTCGGCCAGTACCAGACGCGCCGGTCGATGTTCGCCGGACAGTGGGAAGAAATCGCCGAACTGATCCTGCCGACTGCGCGCAATACGTTCTATTTCGGTTCGTACAATTCGCCCGGCCAGAAAAAAACGCAGCAGCAGGTGGACGCCACCGGCATGGTTGCGCTGCATCGCTTCTGTGCGATCGCCGATTCCCTCGTCACTCCGCGCAACATGCAGTGGCATGGGTTGCAGGGCAACGATTACGTGATGAAGGACCGCGCCTCGCGGATGTGGTTCGAGAGCACGACACGCATGCTGTTCCGCCAGCGCTACGATTCCAACGCAAATTTCGCGGCGCAAAATTACAACAACTGGCAGTCGCTCGGCGCATTCGGCAACTCGACGATGTTCGTCGACAAATACGACAACCGCTGGCACGGCGGCGGGCAGGGCTTGCGCTACAAGGCGGTGCCGCTCGGCGAGACGTTCTTCGGCGAAAACCATCAAGGCAAGGTCGACCGGATGTATCGCTGGTTTCGCCTCACGGCGTACCAGGCGGAGCAGAAGTGGGGCCGCGGCACGCTGCCGGAAAACCTCGTTGCCGCGCTCGACAAGGATCAGACCGCGCTTTTCAATTTCGTCCACTGCGTTAAGCCGCGCGACGACGACTACGATCCCGAGGCGCTTGATGCGCGCTCGATGCCGTTCTGCTCGCATTACATCTCGCTCGAAGGCAGTTGCCTGATGCAGGAGGAGGGCGGCTTCCGTGTCTTCCCGTATGCCGTCAGCCGATACGATCAGGCGCCGGGCGAGGTCGAGGGCCGTGGCCCCGGCAACATCGTCCTGCCGTCGCTCAAGACGCTGAACGCCCAGAAGGTGACTTTCCTCAAGCAAGGTCACCGCGCCGCCGATCCGATTTTGCTGATCGCCGACGACGGCCTTGTGAACATGAACATGCGTCCGGGCGCGATGAACAAGGGCGGCGTCACGTCCGACGGCAAGGCGCTTGTTCACACGCTACCGACCGGCGATATCCAGATCAGCGAAAAGATGATGGGCGAGGAGCGCAGCATCATCGACGACGTGTTCCTTGTATCGCTGTTCAAGGTGCTGTCCGAGCATCCGAACATGACCGCGACGCAGGTGATCGAACTCGTCAACGAAAAGGGCATGCTCGTCGCCCCGACGCTCGGCCGCCAGCACACGGAATACGTCGGCAGCCTCGTCGAGCGCGAGCTCGACCTGTTGACCGAGATGCGCATGCTGGACCCGATGCCGCCGCGCCTGCGCGAGGCCATGGGCGAGTACGAGGTCACCGACACGTCGCCGCTGTCGCTCGCCGCGCGCGCGGGCAATGCGGCCGGCTTCCTGCGCACCATCGAACAGGTTCGCGAACTGGTGAACGTGACGCAGGACCAGAGCCTGCTGGATCCATTCGATTTCGACACGGCCACCCCGGAAATCGCCCAGATCAACAATGTGCCGGAGCGGTGGATGTCCGACGGGCAGGCCATTGCGAACAAGCGGAAGGCTCGCGCGCAGCAGCAGGCCAAGCAGCAGGCGATCCAGGCAGCGCCGGCGCAGGCCGCGATGATCAAAGCTCGCGCCGTCGCCGCCAAAACAGGCGCGCTTGAAGGGTCGGGCGGAGCGATGCCCGTATGAGCGACGCGGAAAAGGTGAAGCAAATCCTCGTCGATCGGCAGCGGGCTTACATGCTCGCGTTCGCCGATGTGGCGGGGAAAACGGTTCTCGATGATCTCGCGGTGTTCTGCCGCGCGAACGAAACGTGCGTCGTCCCCGGCGACCGCGACAAGACGTATGTGCTGGAAGGTCGACGCGAAGTCTACCTGCGCATTCGTGACCAGCTTGACCTGACGGTCGAGCAGTTGATGGAAAAGTACACCCGGCCCGCTAAAGGAGCGATAAGCCATGACGACGACAGCACCAAAGAATAATCCCGCCTATCACCAACACGCAAAAAACTGGAAGACCGGCCGCCCACGCAATCATTTCGATGAGAATGCGCCGCCGCCCGCACCCCCTCCGGCACCACCGCCGACTCCTGCTTGGCACGACGGCATTGCTCCCGAGGTCAAGGGCTTCTGGGAGAACAAGGGCCTTCCGCTGAACGACCCGAAGGAATTCGGGCTGAAGCTCACCGAGATGTACCGCGGCGCGGAAAAGCTGATCGGCGTGTCGCCTGATCAGGTCATCAAGCGCCCTAAGGCGGACGCCGCGCCGGCGGATGTCCGCGCCTATTACGAACAGATCGGCGCACCGAAAGAGGCGAAGGATTACGACCTTTCGTCAGTGAAGGACACCTCGCTCGCGGATGCCATGCGCGCGACCATGTACGACAAGGGTGTGCCGAAGGAGGCTGCATCTGCGGTCGCCGCGACAATCGCCAAGGCGCTCGAATCCAAGACGACGCAGGACAACGCCGTCACCACGGCGAAGCTGCAGGAGCAGAAGGACAATCTGCAGAAAAATTGGGGCGACAAGTTCGCCTACAACCACCTGCAGGCCATCGAAGGCGCGCGCCGCCTCGGCATTTCGCCCGATGGCGTGAAGGCGCTGGAAGGCACCATCGGCTACGATCAGGTGATGGAGGCCATGCGCAAGATCGGCGCGAACACTCGCGAGGATACCTTCATCGAACGTGGCCTCGGCGGACCGACGGGAGAGGTCACCACCCTCGAAGGCGCGCAGGCCCGCAAGACCGAACTCATGGCCGATAATGCGTGGGTCACGAAATACAACGCGGGCGATCCTGCGGCACGTCGTGAAATGACCCGTCTTAACCAGATGATCACGGGAGCATGAGCATGAGCGATGCACCCGAGGTCATTTTCGATGCGCCGGTCGAGAAGCCGAAGCTCGCCAAGCCGGTGAAGAAGTCGAAGGCCAAGAAGCGGACTGTCGCCAAGGTCAAAGCCGAACCGAAATCGAACGTGCCATTTCCCGGCATGACGCGGACGGCGTGTGCCGATTCCTGCAACATCAAGGGCTGCGCGATCAGCGGCAAGGATTACTGCGCGCACCCCTGCAAGGGCGCGCTTCGGTCTTCCGAACTGAGCGATACCGCGGCTTTGAAGCGCATAGAATCCGCCCGTGCACAGATCGGCGTGCGGATCGATCCCGACCGCTTCAAGTGAGTGCGTTGTTGAAATTCTAGGGCGGGGGCATTTTCCCCGCCCATAGACACCCCGCGTAAATGGCTCCCGCAAGGACAAGGCCACTGGGGTAAGTGACGGCCCCCGCAAGGACAAGGCTGAGCATTGATGGTCCCTGTGCATCCGCACGGACAAGACCGCTGACGTTCAACAATCCTTTTTAGGCGGGAAAGCCATGTCCGAGAACCTCCCTTCGCTATTCACGACCGAATTCTCCACGATGCTCGCGCTCAAGCTGCAGCAGAAGACTTCCAAGCTGCGCGGCCGGGTCATGGAGGGCTATCACGTCGGCAAGCAAGCCTCGCCGATCCAGTACTACGGCGCTGTGCAGATGAAGCCCGTTGCGGGCCGATTTGCACCGATTGGCCGACAGGACGCCAGCTTCACGCGGCGCTGGGTCACCCCGGTCGATCGCGATTGCAACCAGCTCATCGACACCTTCGACAAGCTCAAGACCGCCATCGATCCGACTTCGCAGGAAGTCGCCGGTGCGGCTGCGGCTGTCGCCCGTGAATGGGACGACCGCCTCATCAGCGCCGCCTTCGGTAGCGCGCTGCTGGGCACCGACGGTGCATCCTTCACCACGGAAACGTGGGCCTCGATCTCGTCAAGCTGGACCGTCTCATCGACGTTCGGCTCGGCGGCTGCATCGGGCCTCACGGTCGCCAAGATGATCGAAGCCAAGCGCATCATGCGCAAGGCTCAGGTCGACATGGAGGAGGAAACCCTCACCTGGGTGACCAACTCGCAGGGCGAATCCGATCTGCTCAATCAGGTTCAGGTTGTCTCCACCGAGTTTTCGGAGCGCCCCGTGCTCACCGACGGCAAGGTCACGCGCCTGCTGGGCTGGGACATCGTTTATTCGGAGCGGCTTCCGTCCGCTTCGAACGTCCGCCAGAACATCCCCTTCGCGAAGTCTGGCCTCTACCTCGGCGTCTGGAAAGACACCGAGAACGATGTCGATCGCCGCAAGGACCTGAGCGGGCTGCCGTACCAGATTTATACGATGATGTCCTCGGGTGCGACGCGTCTCGAACCCGGCCGACTGCTGGAATGCGACTGCGCCGATACCTCGGCCGCCGCCGACGTAACGCCGTAAGGGAGCAACGAACATGTCAGTCGATCACGTCAAATCCACCCCGATCACAAACCTCGACGCTTCCCCGGTCGTGCAGAACACGGCCGGCGAGGGTGGCCCCGCGCCGCTCAAGTCGATCTCGTCCGGCGATGTCGTCGGCGTCGCTTCGTCTTCGATCAATGCCACCTATCAGTTCGTCCGTGTCCCCTCGAACGCCAAGCTCAAGCGCATGGACTTCGAGTCGGAAGCGCAGGCGGCGGGTGCCATCGATATCGGCGCCTATTACGCGACCGACGGCGAGGGTGGAAAGCCGACCTCGTTGCTGGCAGCCAATGCCATCAATCAGGCCTTCTTCGCCTCTGCCATCGCGCTGACCTCTGCGTCGCAGCCGACGAACGTCATCAATGAAAGTGGCACCAACACCCCTGCGAAGCGCAACATGCCGCTTTGGCAGGCACTTGGCCTCTCGTCCGATCCCGGCGGATACATCGACATCGTGGGCACGCTCACGACCGCGATCACCACCGGCACCGGCAAGATGGGCATGACTGTCGACTACACCGACTGAGGTAAGCCATGTCAGACCATTTCGTAGCAATCGCTCGCGGTGTGGAAGGAAGCAAGTATTCCGACTTCACCGTGGGCACGTCCTCGGCGGCGACGGCGCAGTTTGAATTTCGTGTCCTCGACGGCGTGACGCCGAAGAAGGTCGAAGTTCTCAAGGCGCTGGAAGCCATCGAGCGGTTCTTCGAGAACGCGCAGCAGGTATCCGCTGCCGGCTTCGACGTGGCGGGGTAGCATGCGCAAGCACCTTGCCGCACTTGCCTTCGTTTTCCTGTCGGGTTTTCCGGCCTTCGCGCAATCGCCGCTGCCCTTGCAGGGCGTCGGGATCACGGCCTCGTCGGGCAATGTTGCCGCCGGTGCTGCGGTCGCCACTCTTGCCGCCGCCACTGGCCGCGTCACCTACATCTGCGGCTTCGCCATCACCTCGTCCGGCTCGACAGGTGCTGCGATTGTCAATCCGACGGTCACCGGCACGGTCACCGGGACGCTCACTTTCACCTATGCCAGCGTCGCGGGTGCGACCCTGAGCAACCCGTCTCTGGTTGTCCCGTTCACGCCATGCATCTCAGCGTCCGCGCCGAACACCGCCGTCGTTGTGACGCTGCCGACCCTCGGGGCTGGCAACACGAACGCCTCCGTCAGCGCCTGGGGCTACCAGCGATAGGGGCGGTGCGTTGTCCACCCTGACAGCCTGACAGATGGTCAGGCATGGGGTTTCGAACGCCAATCGACATTGCCAACCGCGCGCTGCAGCATTGCGGCGTCACACGCATTTCCAGCTTCACCGAGATCAGCAAGAACGCCAAGGAAGTCGCGTTCTGCTACGACAAGCTGCGCCGGGCTGAACTTCGCCGCAACGTGTGGTCGTTCTCGATCCGCCGGACGGTGCTGCGGCCGGTCGATATCAGCACCATGCTTGTAGTGCCGACGCTGTGGTCGCCGAGCGTGACCTATTTCGTGGGATCGATCGTCACCGACCAGTTCGGCACGATCTGGATTTCGCAGGCGCCATTCAATCTCAACAACGATCCGCTCAGCACGGCCGTCTGGCAGCAGTATTTCGGCGGGCTCACCGCGTCGTTGTGGAACTCCGCCGCTTCCTATTATCCCGGCGAGGTCGTCTACACGGCGGTCGGCGATGGCACCTACCGCGTCTACCTGTCGCTGATCGACGGCAATTCGGACTCACCGTCAGCGCCGACGGTCTACGATGCCACGGCGGTCTATTTCAAAAATCAGGTGGTTTCGTTCGGGCTCGTTTCGTACATGAGCCTGATCGACCTGAACACGAACAATCAGCCGGACCTTGCGCCGGCGCTATTCGATATCGCAACCACCTATGCCTCGGGCGACAAGGTGGGCGCTTCGGATGGCGTGATCTACGAGTCGTTGGCTGGCGGAAACCTCGGCAACGATCCTGTCAGCGATGCTGGTGTGCATTGGGCGAATACCGGCGTCCTCAATCCGTGGACCACCGTGTTCGTTGGCGGTGTCGGATCGATCAAATGGCTGCAGATCGGCGGCGCCGAATTCCCGAATGGCGTGGCGTTGCAGACGCTGAACCTGATCTATCCGATCGGATGCGGACCATCATCGCAGGCCACCACGCGCAACATCTTCAAGCTGCCTGCGAACTGGCTGCGCGAGGCGCAGCAGGACCCGAACAATAATGGCCTATCGTGGCTCGGTGCGCCTGCCGGGCCATTCCTCAACGATTGGGCTTATGAGAACGGATACCTCATCTCCCGCTATGGTGATGTGATCCCGTATCGCTTCGCGGCCGACATCTCCGACGTGACGTTGATGGACGACATGTTCTGCGAAGGGCTTGCCGCGCGCATCGGTTTGGAGGTGTGCGAACCGCTCACGCAGTCGGATTCACAGATCCACACCATCGCCGGAATGTACAAGCTCGCCATCGACGACGCGCGCACGGTCAACGGAATTCAAACCGGATCGGACGAACCGCCGGACGACCCATACCTCACCGTGAGGTTGTGACATGGCGATGGCGTCATACGTTCAGCCGAATTTCTTGGGCGGTGAGCTCTCCAAATTCGCGCAGGGCCGGTTCGACAAGCCGGACTATCGCGTCTCGCTCAACGTCTGCTTCAACGGTTTCCCGACCGAAATCGGAACGTGGATTCGCCGCCCCGGTACGCGGTTCGGCGGGGCGACGCGCGCGGGTTCTCCCGGTCGTGTGATCCGCTTCGACTTTGAGCAGTCGAACCCGTACACGATGGAGTTTACCGACGGCTTCATCCGCTTTCGCAGCGGGGCAAACATTGCGACCACCAACGACCTTCAATCCGCAGATTCTGTGTCAACTGCCAATCCGGCTGTGGTCGAGACAAACCAAGCCAGCGGCTGGTTGACCGGAAACTCGGTGCAGTTTTCCGCTCCAGCGCCTTCTCCATTGCTCGAAAACCGCCGCTTCAAGATCACTGTAGTCGACACGACGCATTTCTCGTTGCAGGACGAAATCACCGGAGCGAACATAGATGGCGCAATCCTCAATGCGTCAGGACCCGGAATCATTAATCGGGTGCAAGAACTCGCATCGCCTTACGCTGGCGGCGCATGGGCTCAGATGCGCGCAGTTCAGGCTGAGACGACCGCGATCTTGCTCAACAGTTCAATCATTCCGCAAGCTGTCAGCGTGGCATCGCTTCCGTCATCAACGACGGACGCAATATTTTCTATAGAAGATGTGACGTTCTTGGACGGTCCGTACCTCGATCCCGTTGACGGGTCGACGGTGAGCCCGTCTGGCACAACTGGAATTATCAATCTCACGTTGGGTTTTCAGCCGTACAGCGCCGCGCATGCCTACAATAAGGGCGAGTATGCGTCAGCTTCGGGCGTCGGATATAAGTCACTCGCCAACGAAAACGTTGGCAATGCCCCGGCATCATCTCCGACATTCTGGCAGGTGGTGTCGTTTGGTGATGCGATTGGCCCGAATGGATTTGTTCCGACCGATATAGGTCGCCACATTCGCCTTCTGAATTCATCTGCGGGTCCAGCATGGAGCAGCGCGACGACCTACGCAGAAGGTGATCTCGTCACGAACAGCAGCACTGGTTTTGTTTCGCTCATCGGCGACAACTTGAACAACACCCCGTCGGCCTCGTCGTCGTTCTGGGATGTTCAATCGCCAGGATGGACGTGGGGCAAGATTCTGGCGATGTCGGATGTTGGCCTGATTGATCGCACGCTGGGCACCATCATGGGCGCTGCGGATCAGGCCGGTCCGGTGTCCGGCGGCGGTCTCGCTGCGTCGTTCGATAGCGTGGTTGGTCAGGACGCGGCGCATTCGACGGCGTTTATTCAAAGCTATAATCTGCAAGCTACGTCATTTCCCGTCACGATCAACTCGCGAGCATTTGTCGGAAAGGATTATGGCGCGTCGCCGAAGGCAATTCTGACGGCGATCTATACCCCATCGACCGATCTCGGAATTTTCAAATTCGCGCAGACCTTCGGCGATGGGTGGGGATATTTTACGCCGATCTCAGTTTCCCTGCATGCAAGCAACACGGCGCCAGTTACTGGAAATGAGGGCACGGTTCTTGCCACAAAATCGATTACGATTTCTTCAAACCAGACGACTCCCATTACATTAGTCTCCTCCGATAGCGTGACGACATTTCGCTATGTCTGGATCACTCTCCGCGTCGACACGACTGGGTATCGCGCTCAGCTAACGATGAACTTCTATTTTAGCCAGATCGAATTTTACAATTCGTCGGCTGCACCTGGAACGGTCGTGTCAGTTCAGTTGTCAGGACCTCCGCTGCCGAATACGAACCTCATCACCACATGGCGGCTCGGTGCGTACAGCGACACGACAGGCTATCCGACATGCGGCTGCTACAATGAGGGGCGGCTCTGGCTGGGCGGCGCCATCTCCAATCGCTTCGATGCGAGCGTGTCGAACGGCATCGACGGAAGCGTTATCAATTTTGCCCCGACTGGGCCGGATGGTGCCGTGTCGGATGCGAACGCGATAACCGAAGTGCTGAATAGCGACAGCGTGAATCCGATCTTGTGGATGGTGCCTGATTTGCAGGGCATCATCATCGGCACGCAGGCTGGCGAGGTACTTCTTCAGGCACCGACCAACGGCCCGATGTCGCCGACGAACATTGCCGCGCGTCGCGTGACCACCATCGGCGGGGCCAACGTCGAGCCACGCCGGACCGACCACACGCTGGTGTTCGCTCAGCGTTACAGCAAGAAATTGATGGAGTATTTCGCGGACGTTTACTCCGGCAAGTTCAGCGCTCCAAATCTTGCTGACAAGGCGCAACACATCACCAGCGCCGGTATCGCCGAACTCGCCTATCAGCAGGCGGTCACGCCGATCATTTGGGGACGTGGATCGGATGGCAGTCTGTTCGGATCGACCTACAAGCGCGACACGCTGACGACGGCGCAGGGTCCGACATTCAACGGCTGGCATCGTCACGGGCTGGGATCGGGCCGTATGGTGGAAAGCATCTGCTCGGGTCCGTCGATCAATGGCAACCTCGACTCGCTGACAATGGTGACGAATGACGACACCACCAACGTGCGTCATGTCGAGATCATTACCGATGCGTTGGACGAACTCGCACCGCTCGATGCTGCCTGCTACCTCGACAGCGCCGTCACGCCAAGCACGGTTGTCGTATCGACGACGGCTGTTGATGGTGCGCCATACGGCGGCGCGACGCTCAACGGCCTGTGGCATCTCAACGGCAAGACCGTTCAGGTATTCGCTGGTGGGCTGGACTGCGGCAACCGCGGTGACGACCCGCAGAACGCCGCCAGCACCTTCACCGATTTTCTGGTGACGAATGGATCGTGCTTCGTGCCGTTCGGCGACAGCATTTCCGCCGGATGCGGGCAGGGGCTGTTCACTGCTGATCTGATCAATTCCGGCGCAACCATCGTGGTCGGATTCACCTACAATTCCGACGGCCAGCTTGTGCGTCCGGTTGCGATGGCAGAAACCGGTGCGCGCAACGGCCCTGCATTTGGCAAGCTCAAGCGCAACCATCGCTACAGCATTCAGATCGTGAACACCAAGGGTCTGTCGATCGGTACCACGTTCGACAATTTACAGCCGTGCCTGTTCAAGCTGGTCGACGGCGAAACAGCATTAGCTCCACTCGATATGTTCAGCGGCATCTACCAAGACACCATCGAAGACGACACGACCTACGACGGCATGATCTGCTGGCGCGTCTCACGACCGTATCCCGTGAACGTGGTGGCAATCGGCGGCAACATCGAAACGCACGATCAATAGCCATGGCATTTGGAAAAGACACATTCTCGGCAGCAGGCGGCGCGGTCTCTGACCTGTTCGCTGGGTTTGGCAATCAGGCCAAGGCGAAGGGCGATCTGTTCGAAGCAGAGAACTATGACCTCGCGTCGAAACTTGCTACGCAGAACGCCGAATACACCGAGCAGTCCACCGGCATCAAGCAGGCGCAGAACGAGCGCACGATTTACCAATCCATGGGGCGCACGTCGGCAGACGTGGCCGGTGCAGGATTTGCCGCGTCCGGATCGGCGCTCGACGTGATGCGTGACGCAGCCTCGCAAGGCAGCCTCGTCAAATCCGTTACGGAGCAACAGGGCGAGATCACCGAGGCTGGATACAAGGAGCAGGCGCAATCCTACGCCACGATGGCGGAGGCGGCGCGCGCTGCCGCCGATGCTGCGGATAATGCAGGGATCGGCTCTTTTATTTCCAGCGGGCTTAAGGGAATTGCCGCGCTAGCAACGCTGGCTTGAGGATGGAACATGCCTAATATTCGCTCTTATGATGCGCCAGCGGGGATTGGGCTTCAGCCATCTCAAACCGGCGTTGAGGCGGTCGCTGGTGCTGCACGCCGTGGAGGTGCGTTCTTCAATCAGGCTGCGGATTCGCTCCGGCAGACGGGAGCGGAATTTGGCTCGGCGATTAAGACCGCTGGCGATGTCGCCGTGAAATACATGGAACATGACGAAATCAGCAAAGGCGCTGCTGGCTTCGCGACATTGCAGAACAATCTGCTCACGCAATGGAATGAGACGGCCAAGAACGCCGATCCGAACGACCCATCGACGGCTGGCAAGTTCATCGACGACATCGTAAACCCGAGCCTCGAAAAATTCACCGGCAGCTTTAACACCGAGGGCGGCCAGAAATATGCCGAGCAGCATATCGACTCGCTGCGTCAGCAGATGTTCAAGACCACCAGCGCGGATATGTCGACGCTGGCGGGGATCGCGGTTCAGCAGAATTATTCGACGACCGTCAACAAGCTTTCGAGCACGGTGCGCAGCGATCCGGCATCACTCGACTTCGCATTGAAGACTGCGGAATCGTCCGTCGGCGCGCTGGCAAGTTCAAGCCCGAACCTCGATGCGACCGCAGCCGCGAAAGTTTCCGGGCCGCTCCTGCAAAACGCGAAGGAGCAGATCGTCAAGTCATGGTTCATGGGAGTCGCGGAGAAGAACCCCGACGAGGCGGTGAAGCAGCTTGAGAGCGGCAAGTATTCCGACTTCATCAAGGGCGACGAGGCAAAGACCATCATCGGATACGCGCGCACCAATGCGCGGTTGGCACGTTCAGAGCAGACCAATGCCCGCGTGATGGCCGACTACACCGCAAAGCAGGATTTCCACAAAGCTGCGAACGACCTCGAACTCTCGACGATCCCCGCAGATGCAACGGGCCGTCCGACGCTGCCGAAAGATTACTGGCAGAAGGTCCGCGAGATCGGCCAGATGCCGGGCGCGATGCTCGAACCGTCACGCCTCAAGCAGATGGTCGACAATGGCGAACGGATCACCGCGCGGCTCGATAAGCCGGAACCCCTCGGGCCGGTGTCGCACGCCGCCACCATGGATTTGCTGGCGAAGATTCGCTCGACCGACGCAAGCCGCCTGACGAGCAACGATGCCATTTATCAGGCTTACGGCGACGGCAAGCTGAACACAGGGGATTTCAATTTCCTGCAAAAGGAATACGCCAACATCCGCACGCCGGAAGGGCAGGCGCTGAACCGCGACCGCACCACGTTCTTCAAGCAGTATGCGGGCGCGATCACTGGCGGCCTGTATGATCCCATTCAGGGCTCGCCGAAGATGTATGCGGCCGAGATGGATGCACGCCGCCGGGAGGCTGATCTCCAACGCAAGGGGCTCGACCCCCACCTGATTTACGATCCGTCGTCGGAATATTTCATCGGCAAGCCCGCGAACCTGCGCAAGTATCAGAGTTCGATGCAGGAGGATTTGAACGCGAAGGCAGCAGCACCGGCCCAGCCCGAGAAGCCTGCACCGCTGGCGCCGCAGACAGCCGCGCAACGGCCAGAACCACCGCCAAGCCTTCGCGGAATCGCTGACCTTCAGTGGTCGCCGAAGCGGCAGATGTACCGGGATGGATCGACAGGCAAGGTCTACAATGCGAACGGCGAAATGGTGAAGCCATGAGCGCGGCCGCTCCGCAAGACGACTGGGAGCCGGTAGCGAAAGCGCCAGCAGTCGCCGAACAGGATGATTGGGAGCCGGTCAGCAAGCCAGCGCCGCAAGAGGGAAACCTTGAGAATCAGGCGATCCCTGAGGCGTTCCTCGACCGCGTGCGCGCGGGGCAGGCGCTGAGCCGGATATTCGACAGCGCGATGAAGGAGGGCAAGGAAGGCATCTCCGGCACCACGCCGACCGGCCTTTCAAACGAAACGATGTCCGATCTTGTGGACACCGGGATTTTCCACGACCCGGCGAAAGGCCGAGCAACACCGCTTCAGTTCATGAACGAGTCGGTCGTGCTTCCGGCCGCGCAGGCATGGCAGGCGATCACCACCGCAGTGAATGCGGGCATCCATGGCGCGGGCGGCGCGATGGGCCAGATCGTCGAGGAATTCGGTGGCTCGCAGGGCACCGCGAACCGCGCCAAGAACGAGGTCATCAACGCGGGCAACTGGGCGATGATCGAGGGCGGCATGGGCCGGTTCTCGCGTCCCGCTATGACCGATGCTGGCATTGCCGATCAGCCTGTCGGCGGACTGCCGCGCCCGCAGGATTTCACCAATGGCGGCAAGATTATGGAATCTCCGCACGCCGAGGGAAACCTCAAGCGCATGTGGAGCGAGGATGGCATCCACCCGGCCGAGGCGATCCATGACGCGCAGACGGACGCCTTTATCAAAAACGAGATCACCGCCAAGCCGCACGAGGTCAAGCTCGACCCAGCCGATGAACTGGTGCTGACCGAAACCGGCGGCAAGCCGGGCAACCTTGGTGCGGCCGCAACCGATCCCCCGATTGACGTGCCGCTCGACGTGCAGCCTGCACAGCCCGCAGGACGGCTGGCAGCGGCGTTCCAGGAAGCCGGGGATACGCTGCTCGACATCGGCCGGGACGCGCAAAAACTCGTCGCTCCGATGGCTACGGGCACACGAGACAGCACCGCAATGGTGAAGGACTTCGCCAATGCGCTCCGGCGCAACCGATGGGATTGGTCCCGCATTGACGACGATATCGCAAAGCGGTTCACGCCCGAGCAGCGCACGCGCATGTGGAATGCCGCTGACGAGGAAAGCGTGTCGCGCCAGCTTGGCGAACCGGCGCACTTCCGCGAGCACCAGGGTCTTGCCACCCTCGATCCTGCCGAGCGCGCCGCCGTCGATGAGATGCAGACCCGCGCCCAGAATGCATGGCTCCGCGCCCGCGACATCGGGATGGTCGAGGGCGAGGGACTGCCGTCGTACACCCCCCGCATGGTCATCAACACGGCATCGGCCGGCAGTGGTGACGCGGCGCTGTCGCTGAACGGCATCGGGTCGAACCTCAAGACGCGCACGGCGAACATGCTCAGGCGCAACTATCTGGAATCTGGCGAGACAGAAGCGGCGGCCAAGGCCAAGTTTGGCGATGAGGCGATGCTGGCACGCGATATTCGCGTGCTGCCGCTGGCGACATCGAAGCTGGAAGACGCCATCGCTGGCCGCACGCTCATCAACAACATCAAGGATTACGGCGCACATACCGGCACCGACACCGTTGTCGAGGGTGCGATTCCCGTCGGGTCGGACACGAAGTGGTTCACGATGGACCATCCGTCATTCCGCACATGGCGGCCAAGGTTCGACCAAGGCAAGGCCGTGCTGGATGCCGAAGGTCATCCGGTATTCGAGCAGGCACCGATTTACGTCCACGGCGATTTCGAGGGGCCGTTGCGCGCGGTGCTGACGCATCAAAGCGGCCCGCTATATGGCGCGATGATGTCGCTCAAGGGCAAGACCATGAGCCTCATCATGAACTCTCCGATGATCCACAACGCGGTGGAGTGGGGCCGCGCCATGCCCGCGATGCCGGGGAAGGTGGCGTCGTTCAAGGTCTATTTCGAGGGCAACCGCGCGAAGAACAACGTGCCGCTGATGCGGGAAGCGATCGACAACGGCCTAGTGCCGATCGGTCATCGATTCTTTAATCAGGACATCACCTCGATCATGGAAGCTCCGGACCTGACGCCGGGCCGGTCGTGGACCTCGAAGGTTCTCGCGGCGGTGCCGGGGCTGTTCGATGAGGCGGCTGGTGTGGCCGTCAAGCGCGCGGTCGATAAGGCGGGCGACTTCTGGCACAACACGCTGCTGTGGGACCGCATCGCCGATTTGCAGGTGGGTCTGTACAAGAACTTCATGGACGACGCCATGGCGAAGGGCATCGACCGCACGACCTCATCTCGCATGGCGGCGCACTGGGCGAACCGATATGCGGGCGCGCTGCCGAAAGAGGCGATGTCGGACGGGGCGACCAAGGTCGCGAACATGCTCCTGTTCTCGCGGTCCTTCACGCTCGGCAACCTCGGCGTCCTCAAGGACATGGCGACTGGCCTGCCGAAAGACGTTCTCGCGCAGATCGAGCGCGACACCGGAAAGGTCAATCCCGAGGCCGTGGGATATGCCAAGAGCCTCGCGCGCCGGAAGGCTGCTGCTGTCATCGGGCTCGACATCGCAATGATGTACGTCGGCAACTCGCTGCTGCAAAGCGGCATCAACGTCATGCGCGGCGACAACACGCTGAGCGACGAACTGCGCGGCTATGCTGAGCGAATGTCGCACGCGCTGCAGAAGGTGCAGGAGCATCCGCTGTCGCTGTTGCAGCCGTTCCATTTCCTCGAGCAACTCAGTTCGACCAGCGAGAATGAGCCGGGCCGCGGTGACCGCCTCAAGATCGGCCAAACCAAGGATGGGACTGCAATCTACATGCGCAACCCGGTCGGCAAGATCGGCGAAGAATTCACCGGCTACATGACCGGCCCGCTGGATATGATGCGCAAGAAGCAGGGGACGATCTTTCGGCCGGCATGGCAAATCCTATCGAACGATGCCGGTTTCGGCCGCAAGGTCTATGACCCGAATGCAGACACCACGGCGGGCTACCTCAAGAACGTGGCTCGCATCGCGGCGCACATCGCGGGGTCGCAGTTTCCGACCGGCCAGATCGGCGCGGCATGGGACTTGGTGAAGGGGCAGGGCGACAAGACAGTGAACGAGGCGCAGGCTTTCGGCCCGTTCCTCGGGGTCACCTTCTCCAAGGGTGCGCCGGGCGGGCCCGCCGTGGGCGAGATGTACGCGGCTCGAACGCAGCATGATTTTGCGGTGCAGAACGCCATGCCGGACATCCGAAAGCAAATTCAGCGGGGCGATATTCCTGGCGCGCAAGCGCGCATGACGGAACTCGGCGTCCCGTCCGGCTTGCAGCGGTTCTATGTGCGCACCACGCTGAACCCGGCCACCCGGCTCAGCACCAAGGGGCTGCGCGATTTCTATCAATATGCTACAGATGAACAGAAGCGGAGAATGGAAAATGCGACTCGAAATCGGCGTTAAGTTCGGGAGGTGGTCTGTCCTTAAACTTTCGGATGTCGTGAAATCAAAGCCGCAATATCTGTGCCGATGCGACTGCGGTACTACAAAAGTGGTTGATGGCTTCAATCTCACTTATGGGAAATCATCGAATTGCGGTTGCGAGAAAAAGAAGAATTGGCACTCCATAATTTCACGGCACGGTGACGGGAAGGAGTCGGCAAGGGCGCGCGAATACATCGCTTGGTGTCACATAAAATCGCGCTGCAATAACCCCAACACGGAACGGTATCCAAGCTATGGCGGTCGCGGAATAAAGGTCTGTGATCGCTGGCTGAACAGCTACGAGAACTTTCTGGCGGATATGGGAAGGAAACCGTCCGCAAAGCACAGTATTGATAGGATCAATGTCGACGGAAACTATGAGCCCGCCAACTGCCGCTGGGCGACTGACCACGAGCAGAGAATGAATAAGCGACCGCGCGTCCGGCGAGCCGTGGAACATCGCCCCCAGCCATAGGCTCGGTGCGTTGCCGATGATGCCCCGAATTCTAGCGTCGGGGCATGAAACAGATAGCCAAAGTCCTCGGATTCCTCGCCGCGCTCCTGCCGTCATTGGCGCTCGCGCAGACCCTGCCAGCGAACTCTGTGTTGGGGCGCACCGGCATTAGTCCCGGTCCAGCGCAGGCCATCCCATTCACCACCCTGAAATCGCTTCTCGGTGGCACGACGACGGCTGCAGCCAATACTGTGTACGGAAATTGGACAGGCACGACGACGGCCCCGATTTTCAACACTATCCCGGCTTGCGCGAATGATGGGACCCATGCGCTGGTGTACGTCAACGGCACCGGCATGCAGTGCGTTTCGATCACGACTGGCGGGACCGGTACCGTCACAAGCGTTGGATATTCGGCGGGCACCGGTCTTTCGCTCTCTGGCACATCATCTCCGATCACCGGCTCTGGCGCGTTTTCGTATTCTCTCGCAAACATCGCTGCCGATAATCTTTTGGCGAACTCCACAGGCTCGTCAGGACCTCCTATCGCTACGGCAATTGGAAGTTGTTCGGGCGCGACGAAAGCTCTGACCTACAACACATCCACCCATGCGTTCGGATGCAACACTACGGCGACGGGCACTGTCACCAGCGTCAGTGTCACCGCAGGTACAGGCATCACGCAATCCGGTTCTCCCGTAACGACTACCGGCGCCATCACCGTCAACGTGGACAAGGCAGCGAATTCCGATATCTGGGGCGCTGCGTCGAACAAGGTTCTGACCTCCGACAATGTTTTCGGGAGCGCTGCCGGACTCATCTCACCGACTGGTTGCGGCACGGCTACGGTGACGCCATCGCTCACGGCCGGAATGAATTTTTCCTGCCAACTTGTAACCGCAACGAATTTCACTCTCGCCAATCCGACGCTTACGAGTGCTATGGTTGGGCGGCAGGGTTGCATATTCTTCAGCCAGCCCGCGTCTGGCACAGTCGTGACGATCGCTTACGGCACGCTGTGGTTTGCGACCGGTGGCAGTTCGACGCAAATACTGACGCCAACGCTAAGCGCGCAGGATGCGCTCTGTTACTTCGTCGTCTCCACGTCAGAGATTTGGTTCGGCATCGCGAACGCGGTGGCGCACTGACATGAAAAAACTATTCCGCTTCGCACTCGCGCTATTTCTTGTTCTTGCGCCTGTCGCTCAGGCGCAGAACGTACCCGGTATCAACAATGCCTTGCGGATGGCGCAGCGCCTAAGCTGTACCGGCGGCACGGTCACGACTGTCGGCAGTACGCGCGTCCACACATTCACGTCGAGTGGAACCTTAAGCTGCGTAAATGCTGGTTCTGCAAATTATCTCATCGTTGGCGGAGGCGGCGCAGGCGGCGGCGGTTGTTTTACAGGCGGATCATCTGGTGGCGGCGGTAGCGGAGGTTTCCAACAGGGGACACTCTTTATCTCCGGTTCGAACTCAATTCTTGTTGGCGCAGGTGGCACTGCTGCGGCCGCTGCGGTAGGCGGCAGCGGCGTTTCCTCCAGCGCGCTCGGTGTCACGTCCATCGGCGGCGCAGGCGGCGGCGGTTGCACCACTACACCTGTAACTGGCGCAAGCGGCGGCGGTGGGCTTGGCGGATTCGGTACAGGTCTAGGAAGCTCTGGCACCGCGGGGCAGGGAAATAACGGCGGTAACGGACTTACAACTTCTCCATTCGGTGGCGGCGGTGGCGGTGGTGCCGGGGCTGTCGGAGCGAACGCGGCTGCGGGCGGCGCCGGCGCTGGTGGTACTGGTAGTGCGTCGTCGATTAGCGGCACGCCCACTACTTACGCGGGCGGCGGTGGTGGTGGCGCCGTCGGCGCTGGCGTCGTGGGTGCTGGCGGTCTTGGCGGCGGCGGCGCCGGTGCGGCGGGCGCAGCTACTGGAACGTCGGCAACCGCGAACACAGGCGGCGGCGGCGGTGGCGGTGGCAATCCGCCGGCGGCTGGCAATTCAACCGGCGGTGCGGGTGGTTCTGGCGTAGTCATTGTCGCCTATTCGATCAACAGCACGTTCCCTCCTAACTGCATCGCTGGAAACGATAGTTTCACGAAAATCCTGCTCCACATGGACGGAGCAAACGGCGGCACGTCGTTTCCTGACGTAAATGCAGGAGGAAGCGCGCATACATGGACAGTCACGTCACCCGGCACGACATCAACAGGCCAAATAAAATTTGGTACTGCGTCGATGCTCGGGGGCGGTGGCTGGATTACTACACCAGACAGCACAGACTGGACCGTCGGTTCAGGGAATTTCACTGTCGATTTTTGGCTAAACCGCAATGGTGTTGCGGCCGGGGAGAATATCGCAGGACAGACAAGTGTAGCCACTAGTACGGCCTCTTGGATTATCTCTGTAAGCGCCGCTGGACAACTTTCCGCTTCAATGCAGATGAACCCGTTTGCATCCATACTGGCGCAATCAGCAACGAACATAAACGGCACCGCTTGGCATCACGTTGCGCTGGTAAGGAACGGGTCTACTTTTACGCTGTACGTGGATGGCGTAGCTGGGGCGTTCCCCGGCACAAGTTCTTCGGCTGTTTTTGACAGTTCCACTGTTTTGGGTATTGGTCAGACAGGCAGTGTGACAGCATCGCCATTTACCGGATACATTGACGAATTTAGGTTCAGCGTCGGCATCGCCAGATGGAGCGCAAACTTCACGCCTCCGACGGTGCCGTACTGCAACTGAAAATTTGAGAAATATTATATGCCATCACGTAATTGCCGGCATACTGGCCCAACCACCCTCGGGTCATCCAGTTCGATAGCCCCTTCGACGCCGTCAACAATGACGGCACGCCATGGCTTCAGTTCAACGAATACCGGAGGCGGAGTTGGTCCGGCGAACGATTCGAGAATGTCGGCGATGCGTCCACATCTCTTGTCCTCCGGCATTGATCTAACAAATTCGGCCAATGCCAACAATTCATCTCTGTTTGCAATCATGGTCGTGCCTCCTTGTGGCTCGGTGTGCCCGTTAATAGCCGCCAGAACTTTTTCAGGCCCTTCTTGATTTCCCGAATGATCTTCGACGTGATGGGCTTGTGCTTTATCATGTCCTGTATCACGAGGTCGCGCTTGCGAATTTCCGTCTCCGAGGCTTCTTTTATTGACCTCACCCACCACTGAAACATCAGCCCGAAAGACGGCGACGGCGCGTCGGTGACGAATTTCTTGAAGTGCGGCATGCGCGCGATGTCTAAAAACATCTCGCTTCGCGACCTGATAAGCGCAAACTCAATGCACAGCCGCAGGTGAGATTCGAGAAGCTGGTCCGTGATTTCGATCGCGCTGGGGATAGACAAAATATCAAGCCCCTGAATCCTATCGAGCGCAAGCTCAGGGCGAGCGCACAGCGATGATTCATGCATCAAGTTGAAATCGACGCTGTAGGTGTTTCCGAGTGAGTTCGAGAGGCTTTGGCCGTGCTCGCAGGTCAAAAGCTTTCGCACGTAAATAAATGGCGTGACGTAGCTGGCGCGCGACAAGAAATCCCAATCGCACGTTCGCACGAAAATAATTCTAGGATCGTACCAGCCGATTTTATCAACGAGCGCTCGCCGGAAGAACGTCGCACAGTTTGCAATGTAATTCACGCCGCTGCGGAGGAGTTTGTAATCCGGCGGTCGGCCATAAATTACCGGCTTGTCTGAGTTCTGAATTGCCTCGCACATGCAGTATGCGAGACTTGCATCCGGGTTGGAATCCAGAGCCTTGACCATCTCCTGAAGGTACGTCGGTTCCCATTCGCAATCATCGAATATCCAGGCGATGAATTCACCGCTGCTTTGCTTGACCGCGGTGGCAGTCGTGATCGCTGGCAAGCCGACGTTCTTTTCAAATCGAATATGCTTTATTCGGCTGTCTTTGGCGGCAAACGACTGGATGGTGTCGGCGCTCCCATCGGACGAGCCGTCATCAACGATGAAGAATTCAAAGTCAGTGAAGGTCTGCGCGCAGACGCTGCGAATTGCCTTGGCAAGATGTCCAGACGAGTTTCGGCAGAACGTGGGCATTAGAACGGAAACTCGGGGCATTAAGCAGGTGTCCTGTCTTTGCTGGGGCCGCAAGACCGTGCCTTTCCCGGCAGAATCCGTCAAGGCTCAACCCGCTCACAGCGTGCCGATGAGCGGTGTCTTCGGTGCGGTGCAGCCGCCGGGTGGCAGCCCTAGACATGGGGCATGCGAACCAGCCCGGCAGGACTCGAATACATCAAGGCCTTTGAAAGCTGCATGGCGGCGGTGAAGTCGCGCCCCGGCTTCTTCAAGCCGTACCTCGACGGCGGCGGCGAGCTGACCATCGGCTGGGGACACACCAATCATCACCTGCCGCGCTTCGACGGCAAGACCGTGTGGACCGTGGCGGACTGCGATTCCGCGCTGGCGGGGGACATGGCGACCTTTGAGCGCTGGGTCGAGAACCACACCAAGGTCGATATCACCCAGAACGAGTTCGACGCGCTGGTGTCGTGGGCTTTCAACACCGGCGGCCCGGCGACTGCCACGCTGTGGAAGAAGCTGAACGCCGGGAACAAGGCTGCGGTGCCCGCCGAACTGGCCCGCTGGAATCGCGACAACGGCAAGGTCGTCGCGGGCCTGACCCGCCGCCGCAAAGGCGAGGGCTTGATGTTCACCGGGAAAATTCACGACGCGCTCGTGTTGGCGCATCAATAGGGGACTGACAATGAACAAGACGCAGCTCACCACCACGCTCGCCCCTCTCGTCACGTTCTTCGCTGGCCTTCTGGCGGGCAAGGGCGTGTTCGGCTGGGATGCCCAGACATGGGCGACCATCATCGGCGGCGTGCTCGGCCTCATCGGTACCGTCATCGCGGCCAACGCCACCAAGACGTCGAGCATCGTTGCGGCGACCGACGCCGTGGAGTCGACCACCGTTACCACGACCGACCCTGCGCTTGCCGCATCGGCCGGCATCGAACTCAAGAAGTGAGCAGGGCCATGAACCGCCATCTTCGCATTGCAGTAACGCTTCTCGCCATCCTCGCAGTCGGCCCCTTGGCTGGTGGCTGTGCCACGTTCGATAAGTTCGAAACCTCGGTCAAGAACTTCGTCGGCGCGGTTGCGAACACCAAGGTCAACAGCCGTGACGTTTACATTGCGATCAACGTCTTCAATGGCGCCGAACGCTCTGTGACGAATGTCCTGCGGTTGCAGCCGTGCGTTACCGGCGGTTCATCGCTGTGCCGCCCGCTGGGTTTTGCGGCGGCCGTCGAAGCTCCATTCAATTCCGGCATCACTGCCCGAAACGATCTGCGGGCGTTCATGAAAGCCAACCCCGGAACGCTGGGGGACGCGGGCCTCTACAACACCCTGACTTCGGCAACGGCGACGCTGCAGAAGATCATGGATCAGTACGGCATCAAGAACTGAGGGAACGGACATGCAAGCGATTATCACGACACTTCTCTCGCTCCTTCAGATCGTTGCGCCCGGAGCGACCGCTGCGACGATTGCAAAGGTGATCGAGCTCCTCGCGGCGCTCATCCCGGTGCTGGTGCAGGAATACAAGGACCTGCTGCCGATCGTGCAGAACATCATCTCGGTCCTGCAATCCAGCGACGACATCACGGACGCGCAGTGGGATGCGCTGGATGTCATGTCCGCGCAGTACGATTCGGAGTTTCAAGCCGCACTGGCCGCAGCTAAGGCACAAGACGCCGCGCCCGTGACCGGAACCTGACCACGCTTGCCCCGATAGGTTTCCGGAAATGTTCGATAGCACCATCACTGCCGGAAACCTCATCGAGGCCGGAATGTTTCTGTTCGGAGCAATCGGCGCAATCGCCACGCTCCGAACTATCGTCAAACAGCTTGTCAAGGACGTCGACACAATCAAGACCGACATCAAGAAGCTGAACGAGGTCATCACCAAGCAGGCGGTGCAGGACCAACGCATCCTCAATATCGAGCAGGACTTGCGAGAACTTAAGCACGGCGAGGGGTTCATTCGTGGCCCTCGCGGGATCGACCGCGAGTTCGCCTGAGTGCGTTGCCGCTCTAGGCCGTGACCGGTCTTTTGTCCCCATCATTGGGGGACAATCCATGGTTCGGTTCATCGCCATTCTCGCCGCGCTCGTGCTCACCGTCACCGCCGCGCAGGCCCGCCCACGGCATCACCACAAGCATCATCGGCATGTCGTCACCAGCGTCGCCGATCCCGGCTGCAACATCCTGTTTCCATGCGAGGGCGTGACCGTCAGCCAGCGCGGCCAGCAGATCGAGCGTGCCATGCCCTTCGGCAAGGCACAGAAGACCTACCGGCGGGCCGTAGAGCGGCCGGTGCAATGGGCCGGATCATCCGGGCTCGTCACTCGTGCGCGCGCCTACATGGGCCAGACGGCCTCCCAGATCGGCCTGCGCCGGACGCTATGGTGCTCGGCCTTCCTGCGCCACCTGACGAACGCTCGCGGCGTGGATGATCGCGCCATCTCATGGCTGAGCCAGCCGCGCACCACCGCCCACGTCGGCGCCATCGCGGTCATGCGGCACCATGTCGGAATCGTCTCGGGCTTCGATCCGCGCGGCAACCCGATCCTCGTCAGCGGGAACCACGGCCGGCGCGTCGGGGAGGGCGTCTATTCCGCCCATCGCGTCATCGCCTATGTGAGCGCGTCGTGAGCGATCTGGCGCAATGCCTGCTCGCTGCTGGCGGTGCTTTGGTCGCCATCGCGCTGCTCGGCTGGCCCATGAACACAGCCAGCCGATACGCGGAGACAACCGGAAAAACCCGGCTTCGATAGTGAACGTCAACCAATGATATCAACGCTCCGATGGTGATTCTATAGGAGCGTTTTTGCCACCTAAGCGGCTGATATCATTAGCGGCAGTTTACTACCGTTCACTATGCCTGTTCAGGCTTCGTTTTCGTCCGGGAAGCGACCCGCAGGACAGCCACCTTGCTGTTGCTGCGCTGTAGCCCGCGGCTGTAGCGCTGGGTGGTCTGGGCGTTGCTATGCCCCGCCTGCTTGCGGGCAGCCTCAATGTTGTCCCCGGTGGCTTCCAGCGTCTCTGTGATGGCCCCAGCGCGGCTGTCCATGTTCTTCACCTCGGGCGGGATGCCCGCCTTGGTAGCCAGCTTCCGCCACGTAAACCGGAAGGCCACGGCGACCGGCGGCTGGCCCGTCCTCGGGTTCAGGATGATCGGACCGACACGCCTCTCTGCAGGAATCTTGGCGATCTCGGCCATGACCATCGGGTAGAGCTTCAGGTCGAATTCGAGGATTTTTCGCTTCCTGGATTTGGTCATCTGATGGGTCAGGATCAGGTTCTGGTCGATCTCCTCCCAGCGGAGGCCATACAGCCATTTTTTCCCGCCGCGGGTGAGGTCGGATATGCCCGGTTCCGACACGGGCACCCACTGGCCGATCACGTCCTTTTGCCGGAGCGAAAGCTCGAACTGGAAGGCTTGCGCGAGCGCCATCCAGTCCTCGCCGCCAGCATTGGCCGTGCGGATGAAGGCGGAGCATTGCGCGTGTGTCAGTTCTTCCGTTCGCGCATTGCCATTCTCGAAGGTCTGCTCGGCCAGCGCCGTCTTCAAGCGCAAGCAATGCGACACCTGATTTGGCCCCACGTCCTCGATCTCGAACGCGACGCCATAGCTGAGAAGAACACGGATCACCGCGATCTGGCCGTAGGCGGTGTAAACCTTGTCGATGCCGCCCTTTCCATCGGGCCAGCGCCATTCTTCGTACCAGCGCTTGAAGTCGCGACCCTTCAAGGCATGGAGAGCGCGTTCACCCTTATCTCGCGAGAGGAGCTTCAACGCCTTGTCGTAGTTCTGCCGCGTGGTGAACCGGGCGCTGTGATAACCCGAATCCGGATCACGCAAATAGGCGTCGATCAAGCCCTGCACCGTGCCGGTGAAAGTCTGAACAACAACTGCACCATCGCGGCCGAACGCCAGCATCTCATCCTGCAGACGCTGACATTCGCTCTGGATATAGGTGACGTCATCAACGGTTGGCTGATCGGTGAACAACCGCAGCCGTTGCGTGGAGGGCGAATATCCTTTTTTGACAATATCTGCACGAGCGATCCAGATCGCTATCCAGCCGTCAGCGCGTTGGCGCCAAGCCAATCCCGGTGCATCGGCTATGTTTGGGTGATCTAATTGTTTGCGCTGTGGTGGATCGTATGCCGCGATGTAGCGCTTGGCGCGCTTAACGGCTCCTTGATCCGTAATTTTTCGTCCCATTCACGTTCTCCTGTCCGTCCACCACGGACGGCGACTTGATGCTAAGGCCGCTGCGGCGATCGAGGAAAGCCTGCACGGCCGGCCAGTAGCGTTTTTTTCCGAACAGCGGGTCCTTCTTCGGAAAGCCATTGCGCTCAAGCTGTTTGATCGCGACGCGCAAGGTGTCCTCACCGACGCCGAGCCGTTTCCGAATCTCATCGTCCGACACGTAGAGGTGCTCGACTTCCAACGCCCGCGTCATGCTCCCGCGTCCTCAGAATTGGCGAGGTCGAGCAGTACGTCGGCATGGCAGGGGGAGCCAACCTTGCAAAAGCACGCAAGGTTCTTCCCGCGAAGTTCTGATGCGGCTGCTGCTTTGACAGGCGCCCCGGGGCCATTCAGCCAGTCTCGGTAGACCTCAACAGCGTGGGCCGCGCTGACAGCGCCCATACCTTTCAGAAACGGGTTCCCCCACTTGCCGGGACGGGTGACGCTCACCGTGTTCGGCGGCATCTTCCAGCCCTTGGTGCGCTTTCGTTGAATGCGAACAGGCTTGCTCACGTTCCCGCGTCCTCCCGGTTGTGGGTGGAGTGGCGAGACTTTGATCTTTTCAACTTCTTATTCTGTGAGTTCAATCCATCGGCATAGCCGCAGTCGTAGGCAATGCGATAGCAGGGGCCGGCAATCCTGCGGTTAATATATTCATCAAGCGATCGGCGCTGCCGGGGTGTCAGTGTATCCCAAACTGATGGTGGCGGCTTTCCCCAAACCTGAAATGTTGTTGCCATCTACCCCTCCTTCTGCGGGAGGGGAGCGGCGGAGATCATGGCGCGGTAGTCACGCTTTGCCGTTGCTACATAGCGCTTGCGACGCCTGTCAGCCGCGATGTATGCGGTAACAATTTCATGCGTCGGCTCCTTCGGCATAAGAACGTAACCAGCGGGCGCTAGTCTCTCACGCTCAAGGCGGATAGCCTCTGCAATCGCCATGGCTGCGAAATACTGCTCGCCAACAAGGCGACCGTTGACCATGCGATTGGATGAGAACGAAAGTCCTTCCACAATGCGCGAAGCGATTTGTTCTGGCGTCTCATCCGTCACTTGAGGGTTAGCTGGCATCGGATGAGTCCTTGGCACTGGCTGGAATTGACTTCGGATATCGTCGTTCGTGTTCTTCCATTTCCTCTTTGACGCGATGCAAAGACACTAGACCGCACGTTAGAAGTCCCTCCACGCTTTCGACATGTTCCTTCCAACCCGGGAAACCACTGCCAATGTCACCTAGTTGACCCCGAGCGCGGACTAGCTGGCTGCGAATATCGCTAACAAGTTCACTGAGCGGGAGAGACAGGTTGGTGCCGTAAATTGGCCGTGACCGATTTTGAACCGCAAGCTGCTGTCGCCCACGCTCTGTATACCGATTGCAGGTTGGACAGGATTCCGGCTTCTCGCACTCAATGAGTTGTTCGGCCATCCTCTTATTCCTTCCCTGCATTGAGAAAGCGACGGGCGGCGCGGAGATGACCGACAGAAATGCGCGGGACCGTGTTGTAAGTTATTGGCTGATAAGTATCGGCATCAGTTTCATCTGATCCGATGTCATGTTCTGCAATCAGCGCAAACGGCTCGATCACCTTCATCGCCTCTGCAAGGCGGGATTCGGCGGCGAGTGCGCGTGCTTCCATTTCGTTGGCGCGCTCTTGATGAGCAACACCGCACTTGAATGAAACGCTGGCGCTCGCCTCCGCCTCGCTCAGGGCCTTGGATAGGGCTTCGATGAGGATGGCGGCTTCGTTATCCAGCGCGGCGTCGTTCTGGCGATATTCCGCTGGCCCAATATCTGGTCCGTTGAGAACGCGTGATCGCGTCCGCAACCTCTCCACCACCCCGGCAGCGCCTTGGTGCGCGGTCATGGCAAAGCCCTCCACGCATTATTGGCAACCCATCCAAGAATGACGCCATTTGCCAAACAGGCGATCATCAGGATGCGCAGAGCAAAAGCTTCACCTCTGTCCATCACTTCTCCTTGGACTGTTCGAGCGCGGCGGCGATCACATATGCTTCCACGCGGAAGTCCATGTGGTTCAGGTCCTGATTGGCGTAATGCTCGACAACGAATGTGTGAAGTTTCTCCAGCACCTCATCCCTAGATGAGCCGGGGAGGGATAGGATGGCGTCGGCAATACGGTCAGCAAGTGATTTGCGTGGCTGACCCTCAAGCATCGGCGCGTTAACAACTTTGCGAACGGCCTGTCTCACTGCCTCCCTTCGCTCTACCGGGGCGCTGGATGACGGGCGGGTGAGTTCACGCTTGGCTCCATCAGACTTATCATCGCCATTGTGCTTCATGACGATATCTGAAACCGCCTGAGACATAGACTCATCGCCGCCGATGTGTGCAATCAGTTCGCGGCCTTGCATGATCGACCAGCCGCGTTGTGGCTCGGACCCGTACCAGCGTTCGCGCCACGGGGTTGAAGGCTCTCGCAGATGCTCACAACCGAGGTATGCCTGCGCGATGATGCACTGAATTTTGGCTTTATGCTGTGTGGGATGCATGCTTTCCGGCAGCGCGCAAATCGCAGTCGCCGCATCCAGTGAAATTTGGTCAACGTCCCACGTTGCCTGGTTCACGTCTCCACCGCCTTCCGGCATGGCGTTAAGGGCCGCGTCAATAGACTCTTGTTTCTGGATCATTCCTCACCTCAGAGTCTGGATCACATAAAAATAGAAATAGATAACGAGAATTGTTCCCCCGATGATGGCGCTACCGGACAGCAACTTTTTAATCATCGGGACGACCTATCCGTAGCGCCGCAGCTTCTATCCCGGCGTTGAAGGTCATGGGCGGGACTCCAAAGCGAAGCGCGGGAGTCCTTGATCAGTAGGGCGTCGTTCCCATCCTTCTGTAAGAATTAAATGATCAATCGCCGGATGAACGGACACTCGAAAGAACGTTGCGCCCTTTTGCCGACCCTCTTGCATAGTGGACTGCCACCACGCTTCACGTTCTGCTTGTGACTTTGGATCTGCTGTCTGTGCTATGTAAACCGGATCAGCCATCACCGTCCTCCTGCGATAGGAGGCGCGCTGGCTTCCTGTGATGGTGGGTCTGACGGGCCGGGCTTGATACCGGCTGCATCTTCACGATGCGGACTCACCTTTACTGACCCATCACCAAGTGGATCGCGGCTTGCGCCTGACCTTTGTGTGGGGATTTCAGGTGACACAGCCGCGTGTCCTTCCACGCCGCCGTCAGATTGGTGTCCGCCGCCTTGGGCTGCGGATTGGATGAGTGCGAGAATTTTATTGGCCGTTTTGATTGGCGCTTCTGTAATTTTTGTGAAGCCCTGATCGCTTCCAAACTCGGCATCCCGAGCGCAAGCCTGATCCCACGATAGATAACCGCCAGGTGAAACGGAGAATCCTTCAACGTATTCGCCGGGCTCGTAGTGTGGATATACTTCATAGATGACCCGCCCCACGTCTGCCTCGCTGACTGCTGGGGCCTTAGCTGCCGGAGCGGTGAGGGCCTTCGATGCGATGTTTGCCATTTGAAGGCCGTACAGATTGTTAGGGTCTGTAATCTTGCGACCAATCGTCTTGATGCGCTCCAACGCCTCCCGCACAGCATCGCTATGTGCCGGGGCCTGTAGGGCGGCAATCGCAGATCGTCTGTCACCAACGCGGAACAGCGCCTCGTAATCGCCGTCGAGTTGTTCGGCTTCTGCACGGGCTTCGCCTTCATCCATGAAAAGCCGCCACTGGTCCGGGCCGTTCTCGGGCGCGCGGCGAACAGCAAAGGCAAAAGGACGCTTTGGCAGATCGAAGGCCGGGGCCTGTAGGGGTGGGGCGGCGAACATATGCTCGGCGGCGTAGCGTAGTGCGAGTGAGCAGGCCATTAATGCTCGCGCATCAGTGCTTGAGTCGTCGCCTAGACCATTCTTCGCAAGATTGTATTTCTCGTTGGCAATCTCAATAAATTCCGCAGCAGTATATTGGCCGTCCCAATCGTGACCTCGTTCATCCCCACCCGCTGCCGGTGCAGCCGCGTCGAGGTTGGAGAGGGCGTGCTGCGCGTCACCGATTTCGATAGCAAGCCCAAGCAAATAAGCGGATACGGGATGAACTGGCGCATCCTTGGGAATGTCGGCATCGAGGCGTCGTCTAGCTTCCGCGAGATATTTTTTCGATGCCGCAATCAGCGCTTCCAATGCTTCCCGCACATCCCGCGCTGGAGTAGCGGCGAGGCGGCATCGATCCAGCAAGTCTGCGGTTTCGTGCAATATGCGATGCGGCCAAGCTATTTTTGCGTGCGGACCTACACAAGCATCACGCAATTGCTTCGCCGCCTCGGCCATCATCTCGTTCGTCGGGGCTGTTGTCATCGCTCACCCCCGGCCTGAGCCTCGCGAAAACGGGTGAGGGCGTCTTTTGCCTCCATTCCAAAATCTAATTCAAAGTAGAAATCCGGAATCGCGACCAAATTCTCATGGTCGTTTTTCTTCTTCCACGCGGCCGGGTCAGCATAGAATTCCAAAGTTCGAATTAGTTTTTCTACGGCAGGGTAGGTGTTGACGGCAGTGTGAATCAATGCCGCATCGGCTTGGCTGATGTAAGGATATGTCACGCGCGTTCCATGTTCGTTGAACACGGTGAACATTGGACCGGACGAACTTTCGTCCTTCTCGAATGAGAACTGTCGCTCCTTTCTGGATATAGTCTGAGTAACCGACTCACCCATAAACTGGCGGTGCGCCGTAACATCCGCGATGAAATCCTCGTGTGTATGCCCCTTCGTATGCTCCCCGGAAGTCATGATGAGGCTCCATGGGAGAGGGCAGCGCGGCCTTCATCCGATATAATCCAGCGCTCTTTGTGGACAGGGTTATGAGGAAGAAACGTCGAGATATAACCGAGGCGGTAGAGGCGGTTCGCCGGGCCATTTGGGACAAAATCGCAAGGAGTGCCCGGATACATACCGCTACCGATGCGGCTAGATGTTTCGATGTGTTCGAGCCACTTTCGATCTTTGGCTCGCATAACCCCCACCGTCCGTGCGCCCACTGCTGCGTTGCTCACGATCCCACCTCCACAGAAGCGCGGAAGGATTCGTCAGCCTCTTGTGCGGTCGGCTTGTGGCGATTGTTTTTCGCCGCTTCGAGGATTTCCTTGTGTTCGCGCGGGATCGTGACCCACAAGGCTTGCAGCGCCTTCGTGCCCTTCTTCGCCGCTTCACCGAGGTCGACATCCCACTCGGCGGCGGTCTTGTCGTCCGGCTGGTCGATTGCTGGTACGGGATTTCCGCCGGCAGCCCATGATGCGAGCGCGCGGCCGGATTCCTCGCCAATCGGCTGCGTGTCCGAGAACATGCCGCGGTGTTGGCGCTGCAGCTTGTGCGGCAGATCGAAGTTTGGAATACCTGGGCGATCCGGCGTGAGCGTGAAGCTGGCCGTCATCTCGAACATGAAGCGCTTTTCGCAGATCGGCATCCAGCCGAGCGGCACGACAACCGTTTTTCCGTTCTGGCGTTCAATCTTGATCTTCTCGTCGGCGCGCAGGCAGAAGATGATCGACGCGCGGCATTGGAGCAGGGCGTTCATCATCTTCTTGTGTTCGCGTTTCGGCACTTTCCAGTTACCGGGGCTCTTTGTCCCGGAGGATTCGAGTTCGTCGGCCATATCGACGATGCCGCCCTCGCCATCGTATTCCATCGAGAAGCTGTCAATGATGACAACTTCGGCGCCGGAATTTTCAGCCGCACGGATGCCTTCAATGAAGGCGGATGGTGCGAACGGTGGCCGCATGTCAGCATGAATGAACTTGAAATCCTCGGCGTAGTGCAGGCCGCGCCGTGCCTCGGTGTCGATGAAGGCGATCTTGCCGTTCGGTGACATGCCCTTGGCGAGACGCAATGCGCTGTAGGTCTTGCCAGACCCACTTGCCCCTGCCAGCGCAATCAGCAGCGAAACCTGCTCACGGACTGCGGGTGCAAATTGAAACGTCATGATCTAGCCTCCGGCCAAGCTGGTGAGCATCTTCGGCTGCGTTGCGCGCCGTTCGTTTTCTTCGAGGTATTGGATTTCGCGCTCGATCCAGACGTTCTCGCGATAGCTCGGGAAGTCGGGGGCGATTCCGCGCGTCGGATAACCTTCCCACACGCCGGACTGCATCGCCTGTCGCCACACATTGACGGCATAGTCGAGTTGCTTCCGTCCCATGGTGAGCCAGTGCTCGTTCATGTGCATGACGGAGAGCGCGAACGGCTGCTCGTTCTCTTGGCCGATGAAGCGGAATCGGCGGCGTCCGGCAGTTTCGGGGGCGAGGATGTCGAGCCCGCGCTCGATCATGGCTGCCTGAATGTGCCAGCCCGCAGCTTCCGCGCGCGCGCCGAGAACATGAGGTGCGACGGACATGCCGGTCGTCTTGAAATCATCCACGGTGCGCAGATCGTCGTGCAGCCAGTCGATCAGCGACCGGAACCACAGACCGTCCTCCTGCCAGCAGATCATGACCTCGCCAGCGCCGCCGGTGAAGGCATCGGCATCCTGGTGGACGTCAAGCTGCTTGCGGCACGACAGCGCCATCAGTTCGGCGCGCGCCATGTGCTTCGCGAGGATCGGCACGTTCCCGGCTGCGTTGGCCTCGTCGCGTGCGGCCTGAGCATCCTTCGTCTTGAAGTCCTTGAAGTCGAGAACGGCGATATCCTTACCGCGCCCCAGAACGAGCTTATGGGCGGCGTTCCCGATGGCCTGCGCCTTGACGTACTTCTCGGCTTCGTCGTCCTCAGTCGTCGCCGGGACCAGCCGTGGATGCTCCCACATGGCGTGCAGGACCGACTTCTCGACGATCACCTTGGCGATCGATTGGGTGAGGGATGGCTGCGGGCATGGATCATCGAAATATGACGCGCCATCGAAGTCTCGATAGATGCCGGGCTTCATGAGTCCCACCCTCGAAAACAAACGGCGGTGAAATATCCGATGACGACGACGGTGAGGAACAAGCCAAAGCCGTTCTGATTTAGAAAATCCCACACGGTCATGCGCCGCACCTCAGCGCTGCGCCCACCGCAAGCAGCGCGCAGAACAGAAACACAGCCACCAGTTCGGCCAGACCGACGATCACCGCGACGTGCGCCGCTTCTTCCACGCGCTCGTTCATGTGGGCACCCGCTCGGCTTTGGTCGGCAGACCGAACACTGTGCAGGTGGTGTTGACCCGCAGGCGAAGCTCCATCTCATGGGTTTCGCTAAGGCCGCCGACCGAGATGATTGCTTCGCAGTATCCGAGCAACGCGGCGACGGCGTAGCGCTGGGCCACTGACAGATGCTGATCGGACCGTCGTGGGTCCGGCCGCAAATACTGCTTGATGTCGAGAACGTCGCTCATCACGCACCGCCTGTCTTGGCGAGGGCAGCGCGTTCGGCTTCGATCATGGCGTTGCGCTCAGTAAGCTTTGCGCGCGCCTCCGCTGGAGTGTTACCCCAACCGTAGGTGCCATTACCGCGAACTTCGGACGCATAATACAGGTGCCGACCGTTCGGACTTTTGCGAACTGTCACCTTCTTAATCCGCGCGCCTGCTGCTGTGGTCTGGCTGGTCATCACGCAGCTTCCTTCTGCCGGAGGGCGGACAACCGCGCGGTGATGTCGCCTTGCACGATCAGGAAGTCGGTGGCCTGCGGCTGGCTGTAATGCGGGCTGGGGAGGCCGTGGCGTTCGCCCTCGGTCGCGACGAACTCACGGTAGCGGGCCTGCCATTTGGCGGCCTCAGCGGTCAGGAAAACGCGCTTGGCGTGGTCCGAGTTGAGGGTGCGGAGATGGCCGTCGAGCCGGGCCGCGAAGTATTCGGAGGCGGTTGGGAGGGTCATGCGGCCCTCGCGATGTTGGTGTGAACCGCGATGATGATTGCGCGCTCGATCTTGAGCGGCTTGGTCCAACGGCCGCGATACATGCTGCTGATGAGCTTGCGCACATAGACGTGCTTGCCGTCACCAGCGTGACGCACGAATTCAGCGTAGGAGCGGCCAAACCGGCGATGTGGCTGGGTGATCGTCAACGCTTGACCGGGGATGGCCCGATCGATTGAGGGGAGGAGGATTTGGCGGTTGTCGTTCGCGGGTGAGGACATGTGATCGCTCCTTTGTGGGAGCAATCTAAGGACAATCCGTCCTAGTTGTCAAGGACAATCCGTCCTATAAAAATATGGCGCGATGTCAGTTACCTAGGCGGCTTGATCCTGACGTAGCACGGATGCGATTCGTGACCGCACGGTCCCCACTCGACCGATTGCTGCAATGAAACGATGGCCCGCCAGGTGAGCACCTGGCAGACGATCAGCACTGAAAATAGGATGAGAAGTAGGTTCCTGCGCAGGAACCCGACCATTACGCGGCCCGGCTCGACTTCGCTTTGCGAGCCGCGCGCGGCTTGGCCGGCGCCTCGCTCTCCACGATCTCCAAGGGCTTCAGGAGCTTCTTTCCGTGGCCCGTGAGCAACCATTCAGGATTGACGTGGGTAATCAAGCAGAACCGTCCAAGGAGGTGATGGGGAAGCATGCTGCGGCCCTCGTACTGCTTGTACTTGTCCTGCTGCATATCGAGCGCTTCGGCCATCTCCCATTGCTTCCAGCCAAGCGCCTTCCGCGCTTCCTTCACGCGCTTGGTAAAGCTTTGTTTAAACTGGGCTTCTGTCTCTTGTTCGGTCATGGGGACATTATGTCCTAAAGGCTTTCCACAGTCACAGGCCAATTTGTCCTTGAAATTAAGGACGGATTGTCCTAAGTGATTTGGCATGACCGAATTGCGATCTTTCCGAGACGTGATCGAGCTCTGGCCTTCGAAAGAAGCCATGGGCGCCGACCTTCGAGCCAATGCGTCCGCCGTCTCGAAATGGTGGCAGCGCGACAGCATCCCGGCCGAGTGGTGGGCTGCAATACTTTCCAATGAAAAAGCGATGAGCGGCGGTGCGACGTCGGACCTTCTGACGCGCTTGGCTGCGCGCGAACCCGTTGCAGACGCGGAGGACCGCGCATGACGAACCGAGAAGCAGATCACCGTACCCATGATGGTTTTTCCCAGCTTTTCGTTGGGGCGCATCAAACCATGAATGCGGCATCTGGAATATATCTATCTTTCGCCTCGCGAAACTTTCGATTCCGCGTCGCGCCATGTTCGAAAATGAAACAGGTGACGCCATGAAGTCGTGGGACGATATAGCGCGCCGTTTCACGAGCCTTCCTCCCGGCCTTCGGGCTTTCCAACCCGCTCTGCAATCTCGCGGACATCTCGCAACTCTTTCAAAACCACGGCCCGTTCGTTCGTCATCCGCAAAGCGTGCTCGAAAGACGCGAGGCCCGCGATGATGTGGTCCAGCGCGCCGGGCTTCGTGTCGCCCATCGCCGTTATCAACACCGTGAAGACCGCGCGCTGTGCATCAAGCCGCGCGTGCAGGTTGTCGATTTCTTCCTTCAAGCCGTCGATTCCGTCGTCCGTCATTTCAACCCCGGTGTTCTCATGAGTTCAGCGTCGACCATCGGCCGCGGAAACGCAAATCTGGGGGGTGCACGATCCGCCACCCCAGCGTCGGTTTTGTGCACCACGTCGGCCCAAATTTCGAGCCTGCTGAGGTCGATCTATCCTGCCAAAACATGGGCAGTTGTGGCCGATCTGCTTGGGCTTTCCGAGCGTGCTGCAAAATACCGGATGGCTGGAAAGCGTTCGTACACAGTGGACGAACTCCGGACGCTTTTGCAGTCCGATGATGGATATCAGGTTCTCGAACTGCTGATGGAGCAGGCGAAGCCGTGGTGGTGGACCACCATCGAACAGACGATGACGATTGCCCGCGCGCGGCACCATCAGGAACTTGCACGCCAGCAAGTGCTCAAGCTGGAAAGTGCGCCGCTCGAAATTCCAACACGACGCAAGGCCAAGGGGATCGTTGATGCAGACCGGAAGCTCACTACCGCCCGATCCGGAAAAGAAGCTGCCTTGGGCGTTCTTCTGGCGGACGGCAACGGCGCTGTTCATCGCACCGTGGCTCAAGCCGCGAGGCCGCGCCGATGATCACTCAGGAGCAGGTGATCGAGGTTCACAGAAAGAACCCAACGTGGTCCGCGACGCAGATCGCAAAGCACCTGAATTGTAGGACCTGCCAAGTCGGCATGGTCGCGTTTCGCAAGCGGCTGTCGCTGCCGAAGAAGCGGCGCACGCGGAGCGCGTTCGGAACAATCATTGAACTGGGGCGGGCCTGCAAGAAAGCGAACCTTTCGCTGCGGGACATCGAGAACGTAGCAAGGGGGCGGGGACATGTCGGCGAACAACGCGCAGCTTAAAGCGATCATCGAGCGCATCGAACGGCTGGAAGAAGAAAAGAAGACCATCTCCGACGACATCCGCGACGTCTATGCCGAGGCCAAGGGCAACGGCTTTGACGTCAAGGCGCTGCGCACCATCGTGCGCCTGCGCAAGCAGGACGCCAACGAGCGCGAGGAAG